CTTGATTGGTATTTTTGGCTCCGGCCCTTCTTCATAGTCGCCTAAGCCAAGAAGCTTGAGTGGCTCACCGACTAAGCCACCAAGCATCTTACCAGCCTTGTTCCCCAACCACTGTCCAGCATTAGCTAGAGCATCTTCAGTTGAGATGTCAGCAATATTTTGAACTGGTGGTTTACCCTCTAGACTGTATTGTCCGCGTCCACGTAAGACCCGAGCAGGATGGGGTGTTGTATCTCTCATTGCCCCGACGGTACCTCGGCGGCGGCGCATACCAACCTGCTCCGCCGCTCGAGTTCCACGTCCAGCATCGATAGATTTATCAACTTTGGACTGCTCATGTCTTTTCCTCGCTTCAGCTTGAGTGAGAATTTCGCCTCTATTGGCAGCTCTTCGCTTAATTCGTTCCATGTCACTTTATTCTTTGTTTTGTTTTGTGCCGGTCTGAGCTCGCAAACTCTTCCGACTTTCGCTTTACCTATACAATCAGTTTGTATGGGATACGACCTCTGCAGGCCCGACTGTACATCTTGATATACCGGGAGTGGGGAGGTTATTCCCACTTAGGCGCCCCCGTGCAGTCTGTCGGCACTACGTCAAACTTATGGCAAATTCTTTTTATGTCTGTTAGAACGGCTCAGGACTTTTACCTGTTCAGAGATATTTCTCTGCTAACTCCGTTGATTTTGCGTTTTGATCACCATTAAGTTGACTTGGCACGGGAAACCCGATTTTGGGGGCTCTATGTATCAAAACCCCATGGTGGTATCCATCCACGTTCTTGGTCACGCGCAACCCATAATTGTTGTAAGGAAAGTAACTTGGACTTCCTCACATTTCCAATCTTGAAATTTGGTTGAGACCTCTCAAGTTGAGCCTCTGCTGCACGCTGTTCCTGCGGAGTAACTCCATAAGCTAGCCAAAAAGAATACCTTGTTTCCTCAGTAATCTCTGCTGGCCTTTTCTTCATGCCTAAAGAGTTCCAATAAAGTGACCACGAATTCTGCTCTGTTAACACTGCATGCTT